TTCTTGTAGTTTTCATGTCGTTTTGTTTTAATGTTGTGCCTTATTGACCTTACAAAGATATATTCTTTTACATTACTGCAAAACATTATCAACAAAAAAAATAAGTTTTAATGAAATTTAGAATGATTCTAAATAAGAAATAAGGGGATAACCTTAAATAATCACCGCAAAAATAAGGGTATTACCTGTTAAGGAACTTTCTACGGTAGATGAACTCTTGATATTTGGTGTAAACAAGATGGTTTACTTTATTGTGCTTACCACAATCACGACATTTGAGCCAATGGTGGACAGTACCCGATGCGGTTACTACCTTCTTATTGTACTTTTGGTTGGTACCTGAGCACTCTGGGCACTCGAATTTATCTCCACTGTGCTGTACTGCATAGTTGTGCTGAGGTGTGGTGTATGACGTTAGTTTCTTAAAGACTGCCTCTAGGACCTCTACATCCATCTTACAATATGCCACCATCTTATCTAATGCTACCTGGTCTTTTCTAAATACTATGTCCTTCCAAAGGTCCATCCCTCCTGTTTCCATCTTGGCACCAACATTAAGAAACTTGGCAATATAGTCTAGCTTGTTGCTATTGAAATTAAAGTACCTTTTAGCCCATTTAAGGGTGTCAATGGTCTTGGGTGCAGGCATAACATCAATACCATGTATTATAGCCCTTGTGCGTATCCATTTAAGGTCGAATCTATCCCCATTGTGAGCTACAATCTCATCGGCTTGGTGTAGTACTTTGATGAATTGCTCAATCATTTTCTTGTCGCTTTGAGATTTGGACCATGTAAGGCTGTGTATTTCATCTTCTCCCTCCCATTTGTAGCAGATGCAGATGATTGCTCTCTCATGGATGATGTCACCTGGGTGGATGGTTAGGTTGTAACCGGATCTCCAAAAGATACCTACATTAAAGGAGGTCTCTATATCGTAAAACAGTCTCTTTCTCATAGGCTTTTATATGCTAATACTATTCTATCAATGATACCTTTCTGCACTAAGAAGCGCACCAAGATACCGAGAATAAATGATATTAACACTATCCACCAATTAATTTTATATTTTACCACCTGCGTAGCCTTGGCAGTTTTCCACTTAGTTTGCCCTTGTATCTTAATGGTTTTGACCCTTTCTTTGTATTCTATTTTAGTTTGAAACCTAGTCTTTGGCACATAGATGTTATTGAATTTAATCACAGTGTCCTTAGTAGTAAAGAACTTTTCCCATACAATAGTATCATTTACAATGACAGGGATGCTGTCAATAGATGTAATGCGAATTGTGTCACTATCCTGAATAACTTTAAGCCCATTCTTAAGGGCTTTGTTGTAATGGTACTGTGCACGTTTGGCAGGTGAGCAGGCGAGCAATACTAGCAGAAGTGGTAAAAAGTATTTCATAGGTTTTGTAACATTGTGATCATGCGAGGGCATGGATATATATCTGACTTGTCCTTTCTTACTGAATTGTGGGTGTAGATACCAGGTGTACCTTCAAAGGCTTTAACATCAATGCTGAATATCTCTGACCGGTATGCCTTAGGGATGTTGTAGGTTTCGCATAAATATACAAGCAGTTGGCGAGTGCTTTCAATCTGCTCATCAGTGTACCTATACCACGCTGTATGCCCTTTGAATGGTTTGTCAAGGATAGTTACCATCTCTTTCTTTACCTGAGAATTGACGTATGTATAGTAAGCACCATTTTTTTGTTTTAATGGTCCCCAATTACATATCTCTATGCCTACAGATAATTTGTTAAGATTGCGGTAAGGTAGTTTCTTAACAGCGAAATCAGCTGAATCAATGCCTAGATGCCAAGCCCAATGTTTGGATGAGAAGCATTGCACTATCTCACCACTGGCACCTATGATAAATGCAGTTGCTATTCTCGTATCATTGGTATTCCAATAACGAGATACACCCTTGGCATCTCCTGAGCCTGCGGTGTGGTGTAAATAAATTTGGGATTTGGGATTTTCTTCTGCAAAGTATTGGTCACTATCCAATCTCACCTGCGTTATCTTGCTTACGTCTAATTTCATCCACCTCTTTTTTAATGTCTTTAGCCCTTGCAAAAAGGTTTTTCATTGCTTGCCATAGGTCAAGTCCTTTAACTGCTTTGTAATTTTCGTTAATGCTCATGACTTCAATGGATACAAGTATCAATGCAAGTACTTTAGTCAGAAGCAATGGCACTGAGAAAAATTGAAGGATGATATTGTTAAGGATAAAGTGGTCAATCATGTAGAATAAAATGACAGTTATCTCATATAGCAACATCTTGCTAATGATTGCGCTGAGTCCTCTGCTAGTTATCTTGACTTTGTTTTTTACTGACTTCCAAACACCTGTTATAGTATCTAACATGATCACAAAACCTACCAAAAAAAGCAGGCCTGAGATTGGCATCAGGAAAGTGCATACAGTAGCTACTAACTTTATCCAATTAGACTGCATACTTCCTAGTAAGATAGTGAGCTGTGCCTTCATTACAAGATTAGGATGTTGTTATTGTACCCATTCTCAAGGAAGTTACCACAAAGCCCTGTGCAAGTGGTCTGAAATTGAGAGATACAAGAGCAATGGTTGAACATTGGTCTTAAATCGGTGTCAGTATTGGCAGCACTTATGAAGATAGGGAATAAATTTCGGTTAGCAAGTAGCCATCTGATAAGACGTTGCTCAAAGAAACTAGCTTTTTGTGCATAGTGCTCCATCCCAAAGGCCACTTCTGAACGTGATACGCTTGCTGAGTAGTCTCCATTTTGAGTCTGCAAACCTTTGTTCTTTAATTGGTAGGTCAATCCAAATACTGCATCCTCTGCTGACCTCCATGCAATGACAGGCTGAATAAACTCTACCAGGTCAATCTCATCAGGTGTTAATAGCTGAGCATTGTACTGAGTGAGCATGTAATTGTAGAACGTAGTGCCCAGGATAGGCTGTATTCTTAATGCCGCTTGTGTTGCAATGTATGGAGTTACGTCATTAACATCCACATTGGCTGTAATGGGTGTGTTTGTTTTGAGGTATGCCTCAGTGATAAAGTATAGCATTAGATTGTAGGTGTTTGTGCTGCTGCGGTTGCAGTTGCTTGTGTAACATCTCCCCCATCTACAGGAGTTAAAGAAGCCAATGCTCTAATTTCGTTGATAGTCATAGTCTCAAGTACCTTTGTCGCTACCAATGGACTCAATGAGTTCAATGCATCATTTGTTTTAGAGCTATCTCCCTCAAGTTCCACGATGGTCTCATTAATGATTTGGAAGTTGTTGATTGTAAACTCTGCAGGGATGCGAGCAATGGTCAGTATCTCATTAAAGATAGTCACTACTTGTTGACGTAGCTCCATTACTACGTTTTTCTCAAAGATGACATAGGCTTGCTTAATATCTGCACCACCTCCTAAGCTACCTGTGGTCCGGATACCCATAAGGATAGGGTCAATGGTATGTGAGAAACAAATCTGCTCAGTATTCAAAGCAGATGCCTCATGAAACATCTTATCATTACCATTTGTAGGTAGGCTTTCAATCTTTGGAAGTTGGTCAGCAGAGTTAGCAAAGAATGCTACTGCCTTACCTGCGTTGGCTGCACCTTTTAACCTGTCAATGGTTTCTTTGATCATGTGCTTCTCCTCCTCAGACTGTGGTCTCTTAGGAAACATCATAGCGAATGAAGGGAATACACTGTTTTGAATGTTGCTCTTAGCGAAGTATGATAGCTCACCACTTAAAAAAGCGAAGTTCAAAGCACTTGTGTAGGTAGGTAGTGCGTAGTAATCTTGCCCTACTGACTTGACCTCGTATGAATATAGTTGGCACTCATCTGTACAAGTAATGTGGTAAGGTCTCACTTGCTGAGTTTCTATCCTGGTACTCCAATCATCAGAGATATAGTACCACCTTCTATCTGCTGAAATTCTTACTTTCTCAGGGGATACATTCTCAATCTTAACTAGCTTTCTTTTCTCACCAAAGTATAGTTTGAAGTACACACGATTGTGCAATACCAATTGCTTTGTGACAGCTTTAACAGTATGCTTAAGGTTAATCTTTTTTTCAAAGCTAAACATCTCTAGCTTCTCTTGTGGTGTTAGCTTATCGGTTGCAAGGTTAAACCCTCCACCAATCACAGCGTTGGTCTTAAAGTCTACAATGGCACCATGAAGAGGCGAGCTGTAGTACATTTGGTTTAAGAGTTCAGGATACAAGTTGTCATTTCCAAATCTTACCCATGACTCTTGAACGTATCTTCCATTCACATAAGGCAAGGTCAAGTTGCCTCTTCCTACCGGTAAGAATGGTGTGCTAAATGATTGATAGCCCTCAATTACTTCAGGACCTTTTGGTTTTGTGTTAAATAGTTTCTCGTACCATGCCATAGTTAGTCGTATATTGATGTACCTGCAGGACCACTTACAACCATTCTCCCCTCCTCAATCACAATACCTGTAGTTTGTGCTATGGTTAGAGGCAAAACGAATGCAGTTGAGCTTTCATATACCTCATAAGTGTACTGTCCTTTAATTAATGTGATGTCTGTTGGCTCATCTAAGCTAAACAGATTGTATCTTTCAGGGTATGCACTAGTGTCAGGAGCTGTGAATAGCTGTGGTGTGCTAGTAGTATTCATTTCATTGGTGAACACAAACAAATAGTGCGGTGTACTAACCGTAGTTACCTCTGAAAGAGTAAGTACAAACTGATTAATAACACCTTGGTTTAAGTATATCACACCTATATTAAATCTCACTTGGCAAATGTTCACAAAAAAAGCCCCACCGAATGGCAGGGCTCTTATATAGAGGGCAGGAATTGTTATACAATACCAATTGCAGCAAGTGCAGCAGGCAACATAGTTACTTCGTATGCTAGGTACTCATTCTCAGCTACTAAAGTAACAGAGTATTTTGACCCATCAGCACGAGCAGTTCCTGAGCCTTCACCTGTAGCAGATACTTGCAAGTAAGGGAAGTACCAATACTTACCATTAGCATCCAAGACTACAGCTGCCAAGTATTGTTGACCAGCTCCAAGGATTTTGAGTGCACGAGACTTAGCTGCTTCACGTCTGTGAAACATTAAGTTAATTGTAGACGTTACAAAAGAGCTACCATTAACTAGGTCAATGGTTGAATCTTCGGTAAAGTTAGACGTATTTCTACGGATGTAGTAGTTTTCAAATAGTACAGGAGGAGTTTGAAGAGTGATAGCTGTAATGTCCCACCCTGTACCCAATGATGGGTCGGTTGGAGTGATAGAGGCTATCTCATCTTGTTGGTTTATCCAAATACCATAGATACCTCCACTGTTGTTGTCGCAACTTTTTAAGATTGCTTCTAATGCTTGACAAGCCATTGTGTTAAAGTATTAAAAAGCCCCCTTGTGAGAGGGCTTATGGTTATTATTATTAAGAGTAGAAAACGATGTCAGAACCATTCACATATTCAAAACCAACCTTCATGTTGGCACGAGTACGGATGTAAGGCTCAGCTACTGTATCAGCCAAGTTAACAGCTCTAAGGTCAGATGAATCTCCTTCAGCATCAAATGCGTAGATAAGGTTGTCTTTCAATGTCCAAACAAAAGTGTTGTTAGACATACCAGGACAAACTACAATCTTCACACCTAAGAAAGTTAAGTTCAAATCTTGAGTGATGAACGCTTGCGTGTTACCTGCAGCAACACCTAATCGGTAGATGTTAACCAATTGAGTAGGAAGGTACAAACGTAGGTCAGCAGTTCTAGTTGCGATAGATGCAGGAAGCAAAGCGAAAGCAGCTTCTAACTTAGTACGCAAAGTAGCGAAAGTTGCAATTGCACCTGTACCACCATTGATAACTGTATCAGCTGGGTCAGTCAAACCTGCAGTTAACTTAACTTCGTAACCATCACACAAAGCAAGTGTAGGGTTTAATGAAGTTGTATCACCTTGCCATCTGATTGACTCAATGTCACCATTGATTTTGTTAGCCATTTCTCCCCAATAGAAAGACATGAAAGATGCTACAGAGAAATCTCCGTTAGACCCTTGTGTCATTTGCAATGATAAGAAAGATTGCTCTAAGTCAAACTGACAAATTTGAGCCATTGCAGAAAGAGCGCATACGTCAATTTCTTTAGCGTTCAAATCATCAGTTGGTGCAGTGAAAGCACAGTTAGATGCTTGCAAGATGTTGCCGAAAACAACGGTTGCTAATTTAGTTTTGTACTTTACACCTGGTAAAGCTCTGTAGTTGTCAGCAGTATCCTCAGACAAGTAAGCCTGTGAATAGAATGCCTCCGGGTTAGCTGCCAATAAAGCAGTACTGTCGACGTTTAAGTCAAATTTTAATTTACGCATGATTGATTATTTATTTAGAAACTTGTTTATATTACTCATTCTGTGGTGAGCACTCATGGCTACACCTTCTGTTACTATCTCCTCTTCAACTTCGGTAGACATTATCTCCTCAAGGGTGTTCTTAATCTCAGCAATCATAGCGAGTAGTGAGTTAAGTTGTTCATCCATTGCAGGCTTCACGATAGCAAGGACAGCCTCTGCATCTAGCACAGGGTCAATTGCCATGGTTGTCTCTTCAGCATCAGCTGTAACTGTCTCTTCAACGACAGTATCTTCTAGGGCTACTTCTTCCGAAGCCTCCACTACTTCAGCATCTCTAATCTCAGTAATCTCTCCATCTTTTACAACGTAGATTTTCCCTTCGATGATGTGCTCTCCATCAGGTAGTTTATTCATTTTGGTTTTGGTTTTTATTTGCTCGTTTAATTTCATCCCTAAAAAGCCTTCAATGCTGAAACCTATTTGTTCTTGTGCTACAAGTTCTGCGTAGTATTCTTTATCAGTTAGCTGTGCTGTAACCATCAATGTTCCCTCAGGTACCTCAATGCCAAAACTAGAATAGGCTTTATCTTCTTTCGGTGTATCTACTATCCATGACTCAAGTACAAATGCAGGCACTGTCTTAGTCTCATCATGCTCAAGGTTGAATAGGTCTTTGTTAACCAATTGTTGCATGAACTTACCATGAATCTTCTCTATCTCC